CGTGACCGCCTGCCAGCCACTGGAGCCGGGGATGATGTATCCATCCTCGTTGCGTTGCGGCTCGGCCTTGCGCTGGAAAGTGACGCGATGTCGGAGTCGATGGGCCAGCATCACACCCCCCAGCCGATTCGGTACGGCGTGAGCTTCACCTCAGCGGCCCGGCGCAGTTTCTCTGCGTCGTCGGGCGTAGCCTGATACGCGGCCTGCAGCAGCAACATAACGCCCAGCACAACACTGCCCGGCAGCGCGTCAGGCTGTTCGCTGCTGGCTTCTTCTGCCTGCAGTTCGGCCAGCGGCTGATTGATGTACTGCGCGGCCTCATCCTCGGCGGCATCCAGTAGCGTCTGCAGCTTCGCGTCGTCGGCGTTGTGGATCACGTCGAGGAACTGCTTGGCCATGGCCAGTTTGATGATGCTCATTTCTTCCAGTGCTCCCGGGTCCAGTAGGGTTTGCCGTGCCAGGGCTTGCCGGTGCCGTTGAACTGAATCAAGCAGGCATCGTCTGGCAGCTGGCCGTCCTTCAGGTCGCGGATGCTGTAGATGCCGGCACTCTCCGGCCACAGCTTCACTTTGCCGAACAGCATGTACGACATCCATGCCTGATCGCTGCCCCGATAGCCAGCGGCGCGCGCCTGCACGATCGACGCCATGCCTTGAAAATCCTCGTACACCTCAGGATGCGCTCCGGGGGTCAGCAGGTACAGGCCGCCGCCAATGCGCTCGCGTCCGCCCCAACTGGCCTTTGGCTGCCAGCCGACGAACTTGGCGCGCGGTGCAAACAAGTGGTCGACGTTCCGCGTCAGCAGCACATCGAGGTCGGTCATCAGCACACGCTTGCCCAGGCACTTCGCCTCGTCAGAGAACATCCACAGGCGGCGGTAGCAGCTGGGGAAGCGGGCCCCCTCAGGAGTGCGGAACGCGGCGAGCTTCTGCGCGGACGCTGGGATGGGCATCACTTCCACGCCTTCCTCGAAACCAGCCTTGATATCGGTGATACATACAAACCGATGCGGCAGTGTCAGGTGCCGCCGGAACATGGCAGCCAGCACATTCACATGCTCAGGCAGGTACTCCCGATTCCCTGCCCACAGCCAGGTCACTACCGTTCGCGTCGTCATTCAGTGCGCGCTCCAATGGCACCCGCGGGAAACAGGTCAGCGCCGTCTCCCGGGTGCAGTTCATGATGTCGAAATTGCGAAAATCCCGCGCCAGTTTTGCGAACTGCGCGGGCCATTTGTCGAGGGATCCAGCATTGCCGAGCCCCTTGGGGTGGTCACCGTGCCAGTGCGCCCGCCCGCCAGTCTTCTGGCAGTCGTAGCCCAGCAGGATCACGCGCTGCGCTCCAAAGTGCACCGCCAGCGCAATGGCGCTTGCCCCGGAGTTGCGATACTGCGGCTGGAACTCGACGCGCCGCACGCCGTAGCAGTTAGGCTGCTGTGTCACCAGTTCGCCGGCGAATACTTGTCCGGCTTCCTCCCGATACACGCGCCACCAGTCCTTGTCCATGGCAAACAGCACATCGGCCCATGGCGCAGCCCGGAACGTCGTGTTGGTGACGATTACTGCTCTGTCTGCTGCGCGTCTGTCTCGCCACTTTCGGACTTCTTCGCAGTCCGCTTGCGTGAGGCTGGGGCCGCTGGCGATGCAGACGAATTCCCGCCAGCGGCCTGGGAAGGGTCGGCTGACGATTTCGACTCGCCGTGAATCCGCACCAGACCATTACGGCGCAGCTGCTCCGCCACCTGGGGGGATACCTCGAACACATCGCCGCGCCGGCGTACGCCGGCATGGTCGAACGACTGAATAGCGATTACGGTTTTCATGGATTCCTCGCAGAGATCCCCCGGCCAGCGAACCGGCCGGGGGGCTGCCCTTAGGCGTTGGTGGAGGCGTCGATGCCGTCGAAGTCGCCCTTCACGAAAGCCTGGGGCCGGTAAACGGTCAGGCCAACGCGCTCCTCGCAGCGGATCGTGAGCATGTTCTTGATGAAGTTGTCACGGTCGTGCTCGGAGATCTGCACGGTCATATCCTCGCGATCCCAGCCTTGGACGGCCAGGCCGCCGCCAAATGCGCCAACCAGGAAGTCGCCGGCATCCATGGCCTGGGTGGGCACCACGTTGCGGCCCCACAGGCCGGGCAGGTTCTGCGCGCGGGGGTTCGCGAACAGGTAGGCGTTGTCCTTGGTCTTGGTCAGCTCGATGGCTGCCCAGTCGAGCGGGCTGATGACGATGCCGTCGGCCCAGTACTCGGACAACTCCACCTGCAGCAGCGCAAGACGCAGGCGGTCGATTCGGGTTTCGGCCTGAACAGCGACGCCCGGGTTCGCATAGCTGGATGCCTGGGTGAAGATGCCGTTGAGGTTCAGGCCGACGCCAGAGCCTTTCAGCAACTGCGCCTCTTCCTTGAACTTCAACCCGTAGCGCAGACGGCCATCAATGTACGACTGCAGCTGCGGGACGTCGGCGATCACCTGCTTGGACGCGTGGATCCAGTGCGCGATGGTGACGATAGGGGCCTGATCGGCTTCGAAGGTGATATCCGATTCCGGCTTGCCAGCGGTCGGGTTTTCACCCACCACATCCGCGTTGTTGGTGAACAGCAACTCGCGGGCGAACTCGATGCTGTTGCTGGACGTGCGGCCCCATGCGATCAGATCGCGGATGGTAAGGCGGCGAAGAGCGGGCGCCTGAATGCCAGGGATGCGATCGGGCACGATCAGATCACCGGCAGAACCGGAGCCAGAGCCCACGGACGCCTGCACCGACATGCGGAAGTCGCCCTTGGGGTTCGCGGCGAATGCCTGGAACTCGTCGCTGTCGGTCACCATAGCGCCGATTGTCGGAGGCTGGCCAGGTTGGCCGCCGCCATTCTGCACCTTGGCCAGCATCTGCTCGGCGGTCGCCAGGCGGGCCTGCAGCTCGCCCTGCGTGGTGAGTGCGTTATCCACCCTCTGACGCGTTTCGTCAGTGATGCGCCCGAGGTTCTTGACCTCGCGGTTGGCCTCCTCGGCCAGGGGCTTGATTTCGTCGCTGATGCGGTTGATGCCCGCGGTCAGCTCTTCAATTTGTTGTTCAACGGGTTTAGGCATGATGCCCTCCTAAGATGTTGTGGATTGCATGAATCTGCGAAGAGAGGTCGATAGCAGCCGAATCGCTCGGGCCGCGTTCGGTGGCATCACGCACACCGCTGCCAGCCGAATCGCTCAGGCTGGACTTGAAATCGGAAATGATCCGCTGGGCCTCACTGCGTGGCAGGCCAGAGGCGCGAAGCGCTGCCTCGATGCGCCGCACAGCAGCGGTCGAAGCCTTGGCTTCGGTCTTGGTGGTCTGGTCGGACGCGAGCAGCTCGTCGGCGTAGCCCTGCTCCACGGCAGAGCTGCCACCAATCCAGGTCTCGGCATCCATCTGCTTCTGTACGTCCTTGATGTCCATCCCGGTTTGCGCGACGTAGATGTCAGCGATGGCCGCATCGATGGGCTCCATGTCGTCGGCCAGGTCGCGCAGCTCGTGGCGGTTGCCGATGGCCACCGTCCAGCAGTTATGCACCATGAAGAACCCGGCCCTGGCGATCTGGATGCTGTCGCCGGCCATGGCGATGATGGATGCGGAGGAGGCAGCCAAACCGATCACTTTCACCGTGACTTCGCCCTGGTGGTCGCGCAGCAGGTTGTAGATGGCGAAGCCCTCGAACACATCACCGCCAGGGCTGTTGATGACCACAGTCACGGGGCCTGCGCCCATGTGTCGCAACGCGGCAGCAACACGCTTGGCCGTGACACCTTCACCCGTCCACCAGTCGTAGCCGATCACATCCATGATGCTGATCGTTCGGTCGGCGTCATCGTTGCTTGCCGCCTGGATGCCGGGATCCCAGCGGTCAAACACCGCTGGCGCGATGAAGGTCTTTGCGGACGCGCGCGGGCGACCCCCCGGCGCTGCAGGCAGGTTCTTTATGCTCATGGGATTTCCTTCAGGATTGTTCGTCGTTCAGCCAGGCGGCCAGTGCGGCGCGGGCTTGTTGGTCTGTCGTGGTGCTGCCAAGTTGATCCAGGGGCGCAAGCGCGGTCTGCACAGTGAGCACCGCAGCGTTGCCGCCCATGGGCTCGCGGTCCTCGAGCTCGCGCACCTCGTCGCGGGTAAGGATGCCGTTGTTGACCATGACGCTGTAGAAGGCTGCGCGCGCGGAGCTGTCTGCGCGCAGCAGACCCTCCACCGTGAACTTCGGGTAGAAGCGCAGGCGCTCCGCAGGGGTGAGCAGGTCCTTGGCAATGGACTGCTCGATACGCTTGAGCCAGGGCCGCAGCGTGAACGTCAGAAAGCCGATCATCTGCTGCTCAAGGCCAGTGCCCCAGTTGCTGCCCTTGTCGGTGTGCCCGACCATCCACGGCGGCACCCGGAACCAGCGGCAGATTTCCTCGACGCTGAATGCGCGGGATTCGAGCAGCTGGGCGTCTTTCGGGTTGATGCCGATAGTGCCCACCTCCATCCCGTTTTCCATGATGATCGGTTTCCCGGCATTCACGGCACCGGCGGCACGGTTCGTGATGAACTCGCGCGCTTCTTCCCGCTGCTTCGGCTGCATCTTCTGCGGGTACTTAAACCAGACAGTTGGCATCAGGCCGCGCTTGAACGTGCCAGCCGCCGCCTCGTCTGTGGCCAGCGCCGCCCCGAACACCTCCGCACCGTAGCGAATAACTGACACGCCATTGACGCCATCCAGCGACCAGCCGGGTACTGTCCATATGCGCGAAGCAGGAATCACTCGCTGCCGGCCGTTGTCCTCGGTGTAGCGGTACTGCTTGGTGCCATCGATACCGCGGGTGATCGTCAGACGCCCGGGATAGAGAAACTGCAGGCCAACCAGCCGGTCCCCGACCATCAGCTTTTCACAGTGGGCGTTGCCACGCAGCAGCATCGCCGCGGTGGTCGCCTCCCAGAACACCGACGAAATGGTGTCGACATTCGGCTGGCTGCCGATGATGAAGTGCAGCGGATGCTGGGGTGCAGCGCGCTTGCCGGCGCTGGTGCGCTCGTAGAGGCCAAGCGGCAACGTGCCGATGGTCTCGGAGATCAGCCGGGCACACGCCCACACGGCGGACAGCTGCAGCACGTTCTGATCGTTGACGTTCACGCCCGCCGAGCTGCTGGCGCCGAACCGCGCCCAGGCATCTGCATCGGTGAGGCCGAACGGGGCGCCCAGCCAGCCGAGCACTGCCGCCCGAATCCGGCCGATTTTCTGCGCTTTCTGTTTCATCCAATCACCGCGTTATTGAAAAAGTCCGAGAGGTCCTGGCCGTCGCCTTCGGTGGCCACTGCCAGGCCGATTGCCATCAGCAAAGCCGCCATGTCGTCGATCTTATCTGCCGACCGCTTCCGGTCTGGCGCCATGTTCAGGTTCACGTCGCGGCGCGCCACAAGGTTCGACGCGCACCACGTAAGCACCGGATCCCCGCCATGGGCTAGATTGCCGGCTACATACGCACGCTCCAGCGCCTGCATGGCCGGGTGGTAACTCTTGGTGCCCTGTACGAACTGGATCAGCGGCACGTCCTGCTCAACCAGCCGGCTCACCAGGTCGGTAGCGTTCCAGTCGTCGTAGGCGATCATTTCGACCTGGAAGCGCTCGACAGCCTCGAGCACCTGCTTCTCGATCACTGCGTAGTCGGTGACCTCGCCCTCGGTCTGGATCAGATGTCCTGCTTCCACCCAGCCTGCGTAAGGCACCGTGCCACGCTCCGTGCGCTGCGATACCGCGGCGGATGGCACCCAGCGCCAGCCGTGCGTGTACCAGACACCATCCACCAGCCAGACCAGCCGGAATGCTGCAATGTCGGTGGTGCTGGCTAAGTCCAGACCGCCCCAGCAGGGATAGTCCGCCAGCCAGTCGAGATCGACCTTGCCCGAGCACTTCGCCCACTTGGTCAGATCGACCCAGCCCCCGGCTGTCGACGCCGGTCGGTTCAGGCGCTTGATGCGGAACTCGGCCAGCTTCGACGGCATCTGCTTGGCTTCCACCGCTTCCTTACGAATGGCCGCCATCAAATGCGGGTTCACGTCCAGCAGTGGGTTTGCCTTGATCCACTTCGATTCGTCGAACTCGTCGTCGGCCTTGATGCCTGCGGACTTGTCCTCGTTGTCGACGGCGTAGTAGACCGCCAGGAAGTGGTCAGCAGTCGTGCCCAGCGCGCCTTTCAGCAGCGCGAACACAAAGCCACGCATCTCACCCCAGGGCCCGGCATTCGTGTAACCCTCGGTCGTCGTGAACAGCCACAGCGGGTTGGCCCGTGCACCAGCCGCCGACTGCAACACGTTCAGCAGGTCTGGCGTCTTGTGCGCGTGTATCTCGTCCAGCGCCGTGTGCGAGGGGTTCAAGCCGTCTTGGGTCGACGCCTTGGCATGCACCGCCTTGTACGTCGCGCCAGTCTCAAACCGGCTGATGGCTTTTGCCCATGGCTGCAGGCCGAAGTGCTCCTGCAGCTCGGGCGTCTTCTCGACCATGCGTTTAGACACCCGGAAGATGATCGAGGCCTGGTCGTATGTGGTTGCCGCGCTGATCACCTGGGCACCATCCTCTGGCTCGCAGCACAGGCAATACAGCATGATGGCCGCCGCCAGCGTCGACTTCGCGTTCTTGCGCGCCACCGCGAACAGTGCCGAGGTGAAGCGGCGCGGGTAGAACAGATCGTCATCGCCCCAGCCATCGATCCTGATCGGCTCGCGCTTGCGGAACCCGAAGAGCTGCACCACGAAGAAGATGTGGCTCGGGTGCATGACGATGGTCGGCGTCTCCCATTTGCCTTCGACGTGCGGCAGCTTCTCGATGAAGTCGCAGGCGTCGTTCGCGTCCCACGCGTCGAAGAAAAACGGGCAGTCTTTGCGCTTGGCGCGTTTCAGATCGTCCAGAAAACGCTGGGCGGCTGCGCGAATCCACCTGCCGTGCTTCTTGCGGCGCTTGTCGGCAACGGCGGCCTTCGCGTAGTCGATGGCGATCTGAACGTAATCACGATGCCTTGCGTCTGCCATTGCTTGCGAACTTGTTGCCCTGCGCCTTCTGCTCGGAGGGCTTCACCTTGCCTTGCGCCACCGGCGTCAGGCCGAACTCGCCGACCAGCGCCCGGTACTGCGCCATCATGTGGCCAGTGGGTGTCTCGCCAGCCATCCAAAGCTGCACCAGCTTGCCGTGTAATGCGCACAGCATGCCCAGCGGCCCAAGGCCGGCTTCGGTCAGCAGACCGTTGGCGTGAAGGATCGCGGCGAGCCGATTCCACTCGGCTTCAGCATGTTTGTTCGGCAGCCACTCGGGGGCCGGTGGAATTTCCGACACCAGGGGCAGGTCGATAGGATCGGCCCCCTTGCGGTCGGGGCGATCCGTGCCCGCGATCACCTTCAAGGCGGCGGGTTTCTTCGGATTCGCCATGGATTACTTCCTCAAAAAAAACTGGTTTTTCTCAACTGCCCGTGCAAAAAAGAGGCTGGGCGGCGGGTGTCCGGTCAATTCGGCTCAACTTTGGACCCACCCCCGCCCGGGTCGAGCAGAAATTCGTCGGCGAACTGCTCGATCTCCGCCCGGAGAGCTTGAGTGAGACGGGCGGACACGAACCTCACAGCAGCCTCGGGATCTACGCCGTCGGGAAGCCGGTGAGTGCACTCGACCACAAGCTCGCCGCGTTCGTTGACGTATGTGCTTGAGTTCATGGTCGTTTCCTCGCTCTCAACGCCTCAGCCTGTGTCTTGGCCTTATGGCAGTCTCGGTTAATCGCCTGCAGGTTGTCCGGGTCATCCGTCCCGCCTTCAGCCAGGGGCTTGATGTGATCCACCTCGTGCGCCACCAGCGGCACCGGTCGCTTCTTGCAAGCCGGGCACTGGCACAGGTAGCCGTCACGCTCAAGGATCTGTGCTCGCAGCCTGCGCCATGGCCTTCCGCCTCGACCCTGTCCGTAGGAGACCGGCTCGGGCTCATGGCGAGCGGTGAGCTGCTTTCGTTTGAGGGTGGTGGGTTTGGTGGCCATGCAAGGACGATCACACAAGCGTGGTGTACCCGCGTGCTACGTTACTGTCTCCCACAACCAAAACAGAGGTGTAAGCCATGACGAAGAGCACTCGCAATTCCGGTAAGCCTTGGACGCCGGCAGACGTCAAAGAGTTGAAGCAGTTGGTGAAGGAAAACACGCCGACCAGGGTTATTGGTCTCAAGCTTGGTCGCACGCCGGAAGCGGTCTACGCGAAGGCCTCTGCCGAGAACGTATCGCTCAAACCGACGAATCAGTCGCCTTACGGCAAAGCGAAGTAACACCAAAGCGAAAACCCCCGGGCGATCTCTCGCTCGGGGGCTTACGTTTTCGATAGGCGCAACTGTCCTTGCCGCAATTGTCCCACTACCTGTCCCACTTTCCAAGGATGTCATGTCCCACTTTTCCACGCGTACGTGCAAAACGTGCCGAGACGATCCGCCCGTTGTCGCGTGATTTGGCCGTGCGATTCCAGATCTTCGAGCACTCGACGCACGCCCTTGCGTATCCGCTCCCGCTCGCCCATGTCGCCCGGCTGGCCGCCGGCAACATGTCGCACGATATGGATCATCCGGAAGCGCCGGCCAGGGTAGGCCGCCAGCAGATCGATCACTTCCTTCGCATACTTCACGTCAACTGCCTCCCAACTGCATCTCGGAACAACCCCAAGTAGAGCGTGTACTGTTCGTCCGTCATCCACACGCCGGTGGTCGTGCCAATCCACCGTCGGGCCAACACACGCCGTTGCTGTTCGTTCAGCATGCCGAACCGCACGTTCTTCTGCGGGTACTCCGCAATCACCACCATTTGCTCGTGCCGGGGCAAGGCCTGGTGCATGCGGTCGACCGCTTGAGCGTGGTCGACGAGGATCGGGCTGAAGTCGTCGCGGGCTGGCTGGTACGGCGTCATATTTCCGACCGTCTCGCCGGCCCAGCACCACCGCGCCCAATTCCAGAGCAGGTCGTCCGCCGTGAGGGTCAGGGTGGCCGTGCTCATTGACCACCCACTTTGCCCACATCACCGTCCCACATCCCACACCCCCTAAAGGGGGTGGTGTGGGTGTGTGGGTGCGGCGCTGTGTTTTGTCGCTTCCACATTTCCCACATGTGGGGCGTTTGTGGTGAATGTGGTGGTGCAGGAACAACGCTTTCACACCCGTTTCCACGCTCCACATTCACCACATGTGGTGCAAATGTGGTGAATGTGGAACCTGTAATTTTTTGCATGTTCACAGTTCACCCCTCGTTTCGATGCAGCCGTCGACGATGTCGAAGAAGCCTTCTTCGGCCATCCCTTCTATCGATCGAACGACGGAATCCTTCCTACGACTCTTGCCTTTATCGGCGCTACGTCGGATGACTTCGGCAGCGACCGCCTCAATCTCGATTCCGGCGCTTTGGTCTTGAGAGAGCTCCATAAACACGGCCATCACGAGCTGCTGCACCGGCCCCTTCGGCTCCTTCTTGGTGGCCGTAAACGCCTCTTGCGGCACGTCGTAATTGACGACGCAACTCGTGATGAGGTCGTCGTCTTCGTCCATGCCCAGCGTCACGGTGTCCAGAATGAAGTTCCAGTGGCCGCCATCCTCGCCGTCCTTCTGCTTGGTGACCTTCGCCGTACGCAGCGATTCATTGCGCGTAATCTCGATCTCGACATCGGCCGCCGCCCGCAGGCCCGACCAGCCACGCGCCCCTTTGGAGCTATCCTTGCCTGAGTGATGGATAAGCAGGACGAGGGCGCCGGTGACGCGATGGATCTCCCGACAGTGCGCAAGCACTTGCCCCATGTCCTCGCCGCTGTTCTCGTTGGCGCCTGGGGTAGTCTGCGCCAGCGTATCGACCACAATGATGTCGGCGCCACCAGACTTGAGGATCGATTTGGCAAGCGCCACAGCGTCTTTGCGGTCGATCAGGTTCGGCGCCGCGTTGATGATGCCCAGCGGCACGTCAGCTTGCTTGATGCCGTGGTGGTTGGCGTAGGCCTGTACCCGATTGCGGAAGCCGCCGGCGCCTTCAGCTACCACGTACACCACACGCCCCGTGCGGGTTTTGCGCTCACGCCAGTTTTGGCCACGCGCTATGGACATGACCATGTCGAGGCAAAAGAAGGATTTACCGCTTGCGGATTCGCCGTACACGACGGCCAGTCCCGCCTTGGGCAGAACGCCTTTGATGATCCAGGGTTGGGGAGGGTGGGAAGCGAACTGCTCGAGCGTTTCGACCGGGAAGCGCAGCTTTTCTTCCGGTGCTGGCGAAGAAGTCGATGTGGGGTCGACAGGGGGGTCGGCCTGCTCGGAAATGTCGTCGAAGTCGGATGCGTCGCCTGTGTCGGACGCCGACGCTGGCGTAACCTCTTCCAGCAGTGCGTCGAAGTCCTCGAGCTCCGGCATATAGCCGATGGCGCGTTGAAAGTCGGCGTCGCTGCGATGCTCGCAGTGGGCGTGCAGACAATGGAAGTGCCCGTTGACGTAGCCGCCGGTGTGGGCGGGCCAGTACGCGGTGGACGTGTCGCGCTCGTCCCCAACGGTCGAATGCTCGTCTTCGAAGGGGCACTGGATGAAGAGCCGGCCATCGGCGTGAGTGCTGCGCACACGACCGAGCTCGAAGAGCAGCTGAGCGACCTCATCATTTTGATGCGCATGCGCGATCTTCTCATTGCGGATAGTCGCGCGCGCCTCGGTGGGGTCCTGCACGGCAAAGGTAAGCGCCAGCGTCTGCCACAGCGCTTCGTATTGCTCGTGGGTCAGGGTAGGGAAGTCATCGGGCAAACCGCCGTCCCACTCATAGCGCGTGCCGCTGGTGTGGGTTCCGACCGCGATGAACTGCTGACCGTTGGCCAAGTTCTCGATGATGCCACCCTCGGCGCGGATGGTGCGCTTCACATATTCGCCGGGTACGCGCACGGCCAGCAGGCACTTGCCGCTCGCGCCACGCCGGCGCACCGGCGGCGTGAAACCGAGCACGCCGGCGACGGCCTGCACGATGGCGGCCGAGCGCGCTGGGTCTGCCACGTCGATGTCGATCGCGCGAACCTCACGCGTCTGGATGCAGATGCCATAGTCGGGCTGGCGGGCCCAGCGATCGACCTCGGCCGATGTGGTGATGCGCTCGGTCCACTTGGCAAAGCCCACCACTTTCCCTTCACTGTTGTACCGAGTGGGCACCTTGCCCAATGCCACGACCTTGGAGGCGTCGTCGATCTTCGCGTTGGGGTTACTGACGACCGGCAGCAGGTCCGCCGTCAGGCCCAGCATGATGCCGAAATGGGCCCATTCTTCGGGCGTGGCGCCATAGTGGGTTCGGGGCGGCATAGGGATCACCACGGCGCTCATGATTTTCCGGCCGCCATACGGGCCGCCTGGATAATTTCTTCTGTCTTGCGCTGGTTCTGTCGACCGAGAGCCTCGATAGCGTCGGCTTCCCGCTCTGAGATCCGGCCGTCCGCCACGGCTTGTGCGATTTCGCTCGCAAGGCTGCCGTGTTCGATCGCCTTGCCAATGAGGGCCGACTGGATCGCCTGCAGCAGACAAGCATCGGCATCCGGGGCAGCCTCATGGCGAGTGGCGGAAAAGCCGAAGCGCCCATTCAATGCATGCAGCCAATCAAGAGCGTGAGATTGCCCGTCGGCTTTGGATTCCATCCACTCGGTGAGCATTTCCGCCATTTCAAGGGAAATGGCCTGACCATCACGGTGACGCAAGCGGGTGCGCAGGGTCTCGGGGTGGATCGCCTTCCCGCGGCGCTCGGTCAGGTAGCGGGCGGCTTCCACCACGCCGCCATCTGTATTGCATACCGAGGTATAGAGCACGTCGCGCCAATCGGCGTTGGAGTAGTAGCACGTCATAGCAAACCTTGAACGAAGAGGTGTTTCAGCATTTCGCTCGCGCGTGCCAGGCCATACGATGCGGTGCATGGGCAGTGCGCCAAATAACGAAAACGAAACTGAACAGGGAAGAGAATGAATAAGAATTCGGAAGGCACCGCGTTCGCCGCGTGGGTGCAGCTAGCCAAGGAAGAGGGCGTCGATATGCCGGACATCACGGCGATTGAGCGGGCCCGGTGGCGCCTGATTGGCGCCAAGCAAGTATGCGAGTCGGTGTTTGGTGTGGCCACGGAAGCAAGTGTCATGGCGACGTTTGATGCGATCAACGCCGAATCCAAGCGCATAGGTGCGATGCTCGATGCGCTGTAGGGCATGGCTACACCGTCTGGCAACGAAGAACTGCCCAGTCCACATCTGGGGCCAATTCTTCACACCGGACTTGGCCATCTGTCAGCTTTTCGATGGTAGGGCAATAGGCTGCCGGCACACCGACCTTTAGCCAATGGCTCACGTGTCCTTGGCGGAACGGACGCCCCATTTCCTTTGACAGAAGAGCCGCAAGGGCCGACTGGGATCCTATGCTGGGTAGGGCAATCGCTCGACGGAGCGCCGAAACGGCACCTGCCTGGGATGAATTCATTGGGTCAATCTCCGGGTTTACAAGTACGTTTGTAAATCACTACAAGTATTTTTGCAAGCCCGTGTACAAAAACTTTTGTAATATCCCTCATATGAATAAACGAGAGTTGATGCACGAACTGGTTTTAAGGTTCGGGCCCCCGCCCGGGGAAGGCAGCCGCTATGCTGATCGATTGAGATGGGCGTTGGAGTCTGCCGAGTTGAGCCAGTCCGATCTTGCTAGAACGATTGGTGTATCCCCGCAATCGATTCAGTACCTGAGCTCGACGGAGAACAATGCCCAAGGCAGCCGGCATACAACCGCCATTGCTCGGGCCACAGGCGTCAACCCCGATTGGTTGGCCACAGGCGCCGGGTTCGCTGTCTTCGAGCTAGGCGAAAAGCCAGCTCAGGCAACGAATGTCAGTTTGGCCAATTTTGGAACACGCCGCGTCCCCGTACTGAGCTATGTTCAGGCCGGGGCTATGACGGAGGCCGGCTGCGTCGACCTATCCCAGGTCTACGACGACTACATCACTACGGACCTCGACCTCTCAGAACAAGCCTTCGCGCTCGAGATTAAAGGCGATTCCATGATTGCTCCGCCTGGCAGCGGAGAGGAATCCTTCAACGAAGGCGACCGCATCATCGTGGACTGCACGGTGACGCCGCTTCCGGGTGACTTCGTCGTGGCGCGCAACGGCGAGCACGAGGCCACATTCAAAAAGTACCGACCACGCGGCGTGGACGAGCAGGGCAGGGAAGTGTTCGAGCTCGTGCCACTGAACCCGGACTACCCGACCATCCGGAGCGACCGCCAGCATGTGCAGCTGATCGGGGTAATGGTCGAGCATCGGCGGTATAGAAGGAAGAAGTAGGGACGTGTTGCTACCAAAACGTGGTGGATCGCGGTAAAAGTAACGAAAGTTCAAGGAGGAAACCATTTATGAGCCGACGACAGTTTCGTGCGGTAACCCAGGCCCCTTTGGATTCTTTGTTGCTGGACACGGCAAATCCCCGCATTCGCTCGGCCAAGACGCAACAGGAATGCATCGACCGTGTAATGCGTAAGCAGACGCAGATGATGAATCTGATTAAGAGCATTGCGCAAGATGGTTTGGGTACGATGCCCATCCTCCTGTATCGGCCAGACCCAAATCGAGAAGAATGGATCGTGAAGGATGGCAACCGGCGGGTAACGGCATTGAAGCTGCTCAATGATCCTTCAAAGTGTTCGAATTCAGGGCTGCAAGCTCAGATCGAAGTCATAAGAAAGCGCCACACGGAGAACATCCCAACCGCGGTGGACTGTCTTGAGAGTGCTGACCCGGAGGTTTTGGCGCGGGAAATTTTGGCTAGGCACGGTGGCGCGATGGACGGAGTAGGGCAGCTGGCCTGGGATCCATACCTACGCACTGTGTTCCAGCTTTCGGCGAAAATGGCTGCGGATAACAAGCGCGCCGGGCAATACTTGCTTTGGGCCGAGAGCAACGGGATACCAGTAGAGGACGACTTCCCGGTTACCAGCCTTACCCGGTTCTTCAGCGAGGCCAACCTGAAGCGACTCGGTTTCGACGTTCAAGACGACCAGCTTGTACCGAACCTTCCAGAAGAAACGGTAACGCGCATGGTCCTAAAGGTTGTCACTGACTTTGGCGTCAACCGGAAGAATGTTAGCGACGTCTTCACGGCGGATCTCGCCACACAATACATCGACCAGGTTCGCGAAGCGGCCGGTGAATCAGGGGAGACGGCCTCACCACCAAACCCCGAGCCAGATAACGATAAGCCGGAGGCCGACCCTCCAGCATCGCCAGACCCTGAAGACCGTTCTGGGCCCACCGGTGGCGCAGAAGATAGTCCAGGCGCCCCTGCGCCCCGTCCGCCTAAAGGCGGCCGCCCGCCGAGCAAGCCAACGTGGGACAGGAACAAACTGTTCTGGCGAGGTTCACCGGCTCCTTCGGTTCCCAACACCGAAAAAAAGGCGAGGCAAATTCTCTTTGAAATCGGCAGAATACCGAAGACACAAGACATGCCGTTGGCCTGCGCGATGTTGATGCGCGCCTTGTTGGAGGCGACGCTCAACGACTATATGGCGCGGCACTCGCTGAAAGAAAAAGGCAGCTTGGCGCGAAATACAACGGCTGTTGCGGATTCTCTTTTCAATGCGAAGGTGATCGACAAATCGTTGATGGAAGTAGTTAAGGCTTACGCAATAACGGACAAGACTCAGATCTCGCTGTTCAATATCGATACGATACAAAAGTACATTCATCGGGATACTCACCTGCCTGACTACACAACTTTGCACACGGTATGGGACGAAATAGGCGGATTCGTCCGGGCATGCTGGGCGCACCGTTAGGCTGGCCAAGTACAGGCAGCCAGCGTATCATGAGGCCCGGAGGAACGAATCCTAATGTATTTCAACACCCCTCTTCGGTATCCCGGTGGTAAGGGAAAGCTTACCGACTACATCAAGCTCCTGTTCGTGCAGAACGACCTGATTGGCGGTGAGTACTGCGAGCCATACGCCGGCGGCGCTGGCATCGCGATCAATCTGCTCTTAGACGGCTACGCTTCCACTATTCATCTGAACGACCTCAACCGAGGGGTCTACTCATTCTGGCGATCAATTCTCAGTCAGCCCGATGAGTTCTGTGCGCGCATTGAACGTGTGCCCGTGGACATGGATGAGTGGCATCGACAACGTGAAGTCGCGTTCGACGACGCGAGTTCTGAATTCGACATGGGCTTCGCCACGTTCTTCCTGAACCGTTGCAACCGGTCGGGAATCATCAAGGGCGGTGTAGTCGGAGGGAAGGATCAAGCAGGACCGTGGAAGCTCGATGCTCGCTTTAAGAAGCAGGAGCTGATCAGTCGAATCGAAAGGATCGCACTGAAGAGTGACCAAATCCATGTTTACAACCGCGATGCGGCGGCGCTTATCACCGATGTACTTCCGAATTTGTCGGAAAACACGTTGGTGTACCTGGATCCACCCTACTACGTGAAGGGCTCGGGCTTGTACCAAAATTTTTACAAGCACGAAGATCACGAGCGCATCGCTGAACTCGTAAAAACGAAGATCTCTTTGCCCTGGCTTGTCTCATATGACCATGCCCCGGAGATCGTCTCCATGTACGCGGGGTGTCGCACTATCACCTATGGGATTAACTACAGTGCGCAGAACCGGTACAAGGGAGCGGAAGTCATGTTTTTCAGCCCCAAGTTGGAAATCCCTGATGTCGCAAATCCTGCGAAGGTGACCGCGGCATAGTCGTATCGCCTAGCGACATTCCTCAGCGAGCCCACCCACGCGGTGGGCTTTTTTGCGTCCGCCATTACAAATGTGCTTGTAATGATACAAAGGTATGTGTAGAATCGTTTGTAAGTCACAAGCCGTGATTACAAACCGATCTGTACGGAGCCTGCCATGTCCCTCGAACAAGCCCTCGCCGAAAACACCGCCGCACTGCGCGAACTGATCGCGACCCTGAAGCCCTGCAACGCTGCCAGCACGGCAACTGCGGAGGTCGTGCAAGCCACCGCCCCAAAGCCCGAAACCAAGGCGGCCCCCGCATCGGAGCCGACCCAGACTGCATCCGCCAGCTCGGCCAGTTCCTCGACCGAATCGACGCAAGCCGCCGCCACCGGTGTCGAGTACGTGCAAATCCAGAAGCTGGTGCCGCAGATCGCGAAAACGCCTGAAGGTACCGAGAAGGTCGTGGCCCTCTTTGGCCGCTATGGTGTCAAGCGAGGACCGGAACTCAAGCCAGAGCAGTACGACGCCTTCTACGCAGACCTGCTGAAGGTTCAGTCAGGCGAACTCGATCCGCGCACCGCTGAGGTTTGACATGGCTGACCACGCCATCCTTTCGCCCTCGAAGGCCGACCGCTGGTCGGTCTGTCCCGGCTCGGTATACCTCGAGAAGTTCGAGCCGAACACAACGAGCAGTTACGCAGAAGAGGGGACTGCCGCCCATGCACTGGCCGAGGCCTGTTTGCGTGGTGAGGCCCAGGCCAGTGAGTACGTCGGCCTGCAGCTCATGGCCACCGGCTCCTTTGTCTGCACCGACGACATGGCGGAAGAAGTTCAGAAATATCTGGACTATGTCCGCCACGCTGCCGCCGGCGCCGAACTCTTTATCGAAGAGCAGTACGACATCAGCCACATCGTGCCGGAGTGCTTCGGCACGAGCGACGCAACCATCATCCACCCGGACGGTGAGCTGCACGTCGTCGATCTGAAGTTCGGCATGGGCGTCGAAGTGTCCGCCGTGCGCAACCTGCAGATGGTGCTGTACGCCCTGGGCGCCATCGAGCGGTTCAGTCTTACGCACGACATCCAGTCGGTGCGCATGACCGTGCATCAGCCCCGGATCAACAACGTTTCTGAATGGGCGACCACACTCGACGAACTCTACGAAATCGGGGCAACGCTACAGGCCGCTGGCCAACGTGCCATCACCTTTCACTACGACGCGGTACCGAGCTCAGACGACTTCACGCCCGATGAGAAGGCATGCCGGTTCTGTCCGGCCAAGGGCAAATGTGAAGCGCTGGCCAAGTTCGCCATCACCACGTTGGCCGACGATTTCGTCGACCTGGACACCGTTGAAGAAAAACTGCCCGCCATTGTCGACGCGGCCACCGAGCGCATCGGTGCCATCGATAACGACGCCCTTGGGCGGCTCATGCAACACATGGACCTCATCGAAGGTTGGGCGAAGGCAGTGCGCGCGCGGGTCGAAGCCGAACTGTTAGCAGGCCGCGCGGTCTTTGGCCACAAGCTGGTGGAGGGACGCAAGGGACGCCGCGGTTGGGTGGACGAAGCCGACGCTGAAGCCACGCTGAAGGCTATGCGAATCAAGCGCGACCAGATGTACGACTTCAAGGTCATTTCGCCCACCACAGCAGAGAAGCTCTTCAAGGATTCGCCCCGCAAGTGGGACCGCATCCGCGACCTCATCACTCAGCCCAACGGTAAGCCTTCCGTTGCACCACTGGACGATCCGCGTCCAGCGCTCGTCATCGCGCCGGAAAACGACTTCGATGACCTCACCCAAACCGCCACCGACCTTGTTTGACCCAGGAGCTACACCATGAAAGTGAAACTGCAAAACGTCCGACTGTCCTTTCCCGATCTGTTTGAAGCTAAGCAGTTCGAAGGGCAGGGCCCGTTCAACTACCGCGCCTCGTTCCTGTTCACTCCGGATTCGCAGGCAAAGAAAGATATCGACGCCGCCATCAAGGCTGTTGCCGCGGAGAAGTGGGGTAAGAAGGCCGATGCTCTCCTGGAAGGCATTCTGCCCAACTCCCAAAAGTGCTGCCTTGTGGATGGCAATACAAAAGAATACGACGGCTACGAAGGCATGTTCGCGCTGTCTGCTTCGCGCAACCAGGAAAAGGGCCGCCCGCTCATTATCGATCGTGACAAAACTCCGCTTGGCCAAGCCGATGGCAAACCCTACGCCGGCTGCTACGTGAATGCCACGGTCGAGATCTGGGCTCAAGACAACAACTACGGCAAGGGCATCCGGGCCAACTTGCTGGCCGTGCAGTTCGCGCGCGATGGCGATGCCTTCGCCGGTGGCAGCGTCGGCTCCGAAGAAGACTTTGACGATTTGAGCGCTGACGCGGATTCCGCCGACAGCCTCGTATAGGACCCGAGCGGGAACCCTCACACCTCCACTTGGACAGGCTGGGTATGGGCCACCTGGCACACAGGCTCTTATCACCAGCTGCTGCCGCCCGCGACACGTCTTGTACGGCGGCAACTGGTGCAAAAGCGGCGAGGGTTCGCAAGTTGGCAAGCCGCAAATTCGAGCAACGGCCCGCCCCCTTTTCTTCCGAGGTGAACGACATGAAAGATGTGACGTGGAACGAGTTTTACCAGTGGGCGCGCGAAGCGGGGTTCTCGCCGCGCTTCCTTTCGCGCTGGGATACCGACTGCCTCGCGCTGCAAAGCATCTTCCTTCAGCAGCTGCCACAGGGAGCGCACTGACATGGCACTGCGCATCCTATCCGACGCCGAACTCGAGCGCCGCCTGCACACCGATCGCGACAACCTTCAGTTGATCCTCGAAGCCGCCCGGCGGTTTCCCCGCACCGCTGAACGTGCTGACGAGGCGGACGCCGCCGAAAGCGCGCATGAGGCCGCCGAAGACGAAGTCGAGGAACTGAAGGCTGAAATCGAGACGTTGAAAGATGAACTGAAAGAGGCCGAAGAGCGCGCCAGCGACCTGCAGAAGGAACTGGACGAACTCGCGGATACCTACGCGCCCGTTCGTGCCGAGCTGGCGGAAGCGCAAGCCGAAGTTGCGCGCCTGAACACCGTGCTGGAGCTCGTCGCAGATGCGTAAGCTCTTCTTTGATCTGGAGACATACAGCCAAGTGCCCATCAAGCATGGCACCCACGCATACGCCGAACAAGCCGAGGTGCTGCTGTTTGCTTACGCGATCGACGACGGCCCCGTGAAAGTGTGGAGCCCCGTCGAGGAACCCGGTCTGCTGGCGCCGAAGGAACTGCGCCAGGCGGCCGAGGATCCGCAAGTGCAGTGGTGGGGCCATAACGCGAACCAGTTCGACTGGACGATCCTGAAGCATGCAATGCCGGCGCTAGCCGAACTTGTCGGCCCAGAACGTCGCTTCGACACCATGGTGCAGGCCTATGCTCACGGCCTGCCTGGTGGTCTCGATCTGCTGTGCGACATCTTCGGCTTGGAACAGGACCAGCGCAAGCTGAAGATCGGCAAGACGCTGGTACGTCTCTTCTGCATTCCGCCAGCAAAGAACTTGGTGCGCGGACGGGCAACGCACGAGACGCACCCGTTGGAGTGGAAGCAATTCAAGGACTACGCGACCAGTGACATCGTGTCGATGCGCATCGTGCATCAGCGCATGCCCCAGTGGAACTACCCGCGAAATGGGATCGAGTTGGCGTTGAACCAGCTGGACCAGCGGATCAACGACCGCGGCGTGCAGGTTGATGTAGGCCTTGCCGAGGCGGCCATCGATGCGATCGCCGCCGCACAGGCACAGCTGACCGAGCGCACACAGGCTCTAACCGACGGTGATGTCACCAACGCGACCCAACGTGATCGCATGCTCGCTCACCTGCTGGAGTCCTACGGCGTCCAGCTGCCCGACCTGCGTAAGTCCACACTGGAGCGCCGCGTCAACGATCCCGAGCTGCCGGCAGGTCTACGCGAGCTATTGGCCGTGCGCCTGCAGGCCAGTACCACCAGCACGGCGAAGTATCAGACGCTGCTGCGCGGAGTGAGCGCCGACGGGCGGCTACGCGGCATCCTGCAGTTCTGTGGTGCTGCGCGCACCGGGCGCTGGGCGGGGCGATTATTCCAACCCCAGAACCTGCCGCGCCCGACGCACGAACAGGATGAGATCGACGCCGGCATCGAGGCCATCAAGACCGGCACTGTCGATCTGCTGTTCGACAACGTGATGGCGATCACGTCCAGCACCATCCGGGGCGCCATCGTGGCGCCTGCAGGAAAGAAGCTCGTGATTGCCGACCTGTCGAACATCGAAGGGCGTGTGCTGGCGTGGCTGGCCGGCGAAAGCTGGAAGTTGCGTGCATTCCGTGAGTTCGACGCCGGCAACGGCCCGGACCTCTACAAGCTGGCCTACGCCAAGTCGTTCGGCGTCGCTCCCGACCAGGTCGACAAAGAGCAGCGCCAAGTCGGCAAGGTGCAGGAACTCGCGCTCGGGTACGAGGGCGGGGTAGGGGCCTTTCTGACGTTTGCCGCCGCCTACGGCATCGACCTGGAAGAAATGGGGGAGCAAGCCTACGACACGCTGCCCGCCGACCTGAAGGAAGAAGCGGCGCGGTTCTTTGCCTGGTGTCACGAGCAGAAGCGCAGCACGTTCGGCCTTACGGAGCGGGCCTTTGTCGTGTGCGACACATTCAAGCGCTCATGGCGCCGTGCGCACCCCATGGTTGCGAGCCTTTGGCGCGAGCTCGGCGACGCGGTCGTATCTGCCGTGTTCCAGCCGGGCACCACTTTCACCGTGCGAAAGCTGAAGGTTCGCCGTGACGGCAATTGGTTGCGCATCGGCCTGCCTTCGGGTCGGAACCTCTGCTACCCGTCCCCGCGAGTGGACGACGGCAAGTTTAGCTACATGGGCATGGACCAGTACACGAAGAAGTGGCAGCGGATCCATTCGTACGGCGGCAAGCTCGTTGAGAACGTCACCCAGGCAGCCGCCCGGGACGTTCTCGCCGCGGCCATGCCCGCGTGCGAACGGGAAGGCTACGCCATTGTGCTGACGGTGCACGACGAACTGATCACCGAAGCGCCTGACACCCCCGAATACAACGATGCCCGTCTGGCTGAGCTCATGAGCACGCAGCCGGAGTGGGCGGCCGATCTGCCGCTGGCGGCTGCCGGCTTTGAAACCTACCGCTATAGGAAAGACTGACCATGGATCGCCTGCGTGCTTTCAGAAAATTCATCAAGTTCTATCGCAGCCTCGGCTTCTCCCGCTACGAATCCATGCGTCGCGCATGGGGGATGGCCAAGTATGCGTGAGAGCCGGATCGAAACGCGCCTCGTGCGCCGCATCCGCGAGCTCGGTGGCATTGCGTACAAGTTCACGAGCCCGGCGCGACGCAGCGTTCCCGACCGGCTTTGCATCCTGCCCGAGGGCGTGAGCTTCTTCGTTGAATGCAAGCGCCCGGACGAAAAGCCGACCGAGGCGCAGGAGCGCGAACACTCCCGGCTGCGCGCGCTCGGGCATCGCGTCTACGTCGTCGACAGCTACGCACTCGTGGACTCACTTACCGAATCGTTTCAACGGAGGCCTGCATGACTCGCGATGAGTTCGTCGCCGTGATGCTGATCAGCTCCGGCTTCGCCCTGGGCGTCGCTGCCCTGCGTCTGTGGTTTCAATACTAAGGAGACACCCACATGTGGTTTAAGAATCTTCGCGTCTATCGACTAGCGCCCAACTGGGCGTACGGCAGCCTCGGCCTGCAATCATCCCTTGAGCGTTTGCAATTCACACCGGCCGGCGCGTGCGACATGACGGCGTTCGGTTGGGTGCCGCCGCGCCCGGACACCGGGCTGGTGTACGCGCAAGACGACCAGCTGCTTATTGCTCTCCGAATCGAAAAGAAGCTGCTGCCGGCCAGCGTCGTGGATCAGTTCGCACGTGCGAAAGCGCGGGAGATCGAGGAGCACCAGGGGTACAAGCCCGGCCGCAAACAGATGAAAGAGATCAAGGAACAGGTCACCGACGAGCTTCTGCCCAAGGCGTTCAGTTCCTACCGCGACACACGCGTCTGGATCGACACACGAAACCGGTGGCTTGTAGTTGATACGGCGTCCAGTGCGGTTGCCGACGCCGTACTAGGCGCCGTGGCGAAGGTGCTGGACCCGTTCCCCATTGCACCGCTTTACACGGAATACTCACCAGCGGTCGCGATGACGAACTGGCTAGTCTGGGATGAACCGCCCACGAACTTCAGTATCGATCAGGACACCGAGCTGCAGTCGAACCGTGAGAGCGCGGCAAAGGTCCGGTATCAGCGGCTGTGCGTTGATCTGGACGACATACGAAAGCACGTTGAAGCAGGGCGCACGTGCACTCGTCTGGCGCTTACCTGGGCTGACCGCGTGTCCTTCGTACTGACCGATGGTTTGGAGGTGCGCCGTATAGCACCGCTGGACGTCCTGCAGCAGGGGCGCCAAATGGCGGAGACGGAAGCTGATCAGTTCGATTCGGACTTTGCCCTCATGACGGGCGAATTGAGCCGGTTGCTGGGTGATTTGGTGGAAGCCTTGGGCGGCGAGAAGGAAACGACGCAGTGAAAGATCGCCGCCCCTTCACGCCGCGCCCTTACCAGTCGCTGATCATCGATGCCATCGTCGACAACCTGCGGTTCGCCGTGTGGGCCGGCATGGGCACTGGCAAGACGGTGAGCACGCTCACCGCCATCAGCATTATCCAGATGGTGGAAGAGGGCGCGGCGCTGGTTTGCGCACCCTTGCGCGTCGCCCAGTCGACCTGGCCGGACGAAGCCCAGAAATGGGAGCACCTGGCAGGCGTCACCGTGACGCCTATCGTCGGTACGCAGACTGAGCGGCGGAACGCACTGCTGGACGCGTACCGCACACGCTCGGGCGTCTTCACGATCAACTACGAGAACATCCCCTGGTTGATCGAAGAAGCCAAGTTGATGGGCAAAGCCTTGCCGTTCACCATGATCGTGGCCGACGAGTCCACGAAGCTGAAAGGTTTTCGCGGTACCGAGCAGGTGAGCAGCACCGGCAAAGAGTTCGTGCGCAAGGGCGGCTCCGAACGTGCGAGCGCCTTGGCCAAGCTTACCTTCAAACAGGGCATCCGTTTTGTGGAACTCACGGGCACCCCGAGCCCGAACGGCCTGCAGGACTTGTGGGGGCAGATGTGGTTCATCGACAAGGGCAAGCGCCTGGGCCGGTCGTTCAAAGCCTTCACGCAGCGTTGGTTCCGCACCGGGTACACCGGCTACGGCATCGAGCCGCTGCCCACCGCACAGGCCGAGATCCAGGCCGCCGTGCGCGACGTCTGTCTGACGATCGATGCGAAAGACTGGTTCGACTTGAAGGACCCTATCGTCAATACCATTTACGTGGACCTGCCGCCCGCCGCGCGCAAGCTATACGCAGCGATGGAAGCCGATATGTTCATGGAGATCGCCGCCGACCCAGTCGAAGCGGCCAACGCCGCCGACCGCACCATGAAGTGCCTGCAGCTGGCCAATGGCGCCGTGTATGTCGGCGAGGACGATCAGCGGCGCTGGGAGCCCGTGCATGACGTGAAGCTGCAGGCGTTGCAGGAAGTGGTGGAGGAGGCCGCAGGCATGCCGGTGTTGGTGGCCTATCACTTCAAGTCCGACCTCGCGCGCCTGCTCCAGGCTTTTCCGAAAACGGGGCGCCATCTTGATCAGGATCCACAGACCATCCGCGACTGGAACGCGGGCAAGATCCGCGTGCTCTTCGCCCACCCCGCCAGCGCCGGTCACGGCCTGTCGCTGCAGGACGGCGGCAACATCCTGGTGTTCTTCGGCCACAACTGGAACCTTGAAGAGTTCCAGCAAATGATCGAGCGCATTGGGCCCACGCGGCAGATGCAAGCCGGCCACGACCGGCCAGTGTTTATCCATCACATCGTTGCGCGCGATACGGTCGACGAGATCGTCATGGCGCGCCGCGAATCCAAGCGCGAAGTTCAAGACCTTCTGCTGGAATACATGAAAACGAAGGAAGCCTGACATGGCCAACGCAGCGACCATGCTCTATTTGAAATACGACCGCGTGCGGCTCACGGTGGAAGAGGTGGCGCACGAGCTGGGCATCAAGCCTGGTACCGTGCGCAACCAGATTAGCGAGGGCTCTTTCCCGGTGCCTTCCTATGTCGAGGGCCGCAACCGGTTCATCGATGTGCGAGCGCTTGGTCAATACCTCGACGAGCGCCACACTGAAGCATTAGCCAGCCTTGCGTAACGGCACCACCTTGTTGTGCAGGCTGGCCGGCTCGATCTGCGTGTAGCGCTTGAGCTGGCGCCAGTCCTTATGGCCTGACACCGCGGCCACTTCTGGGATCTGCCACCCGGCCTCAAAAAGCGCACTGATGGCTTCGTGCCGCATGTCATGCAGGTGCAGATCTTCAATTCCCAGTTCCTGACAGATCTCCGTGAACCGGTTGCTGATCGTCACCGGTGCGTAGGGGAAAATGCGGCCGTTCACTTCCTTTTTGGGCTGCGCCTGGATGATGTCCCAAGCCGCGCCGATCAGTGGGATCTCCTGGTGGTTCCCTTCCTTCTCCGTAGGGTGCTTGCGGTCGCGGATCACCACGGTGCGCCGCGTCTCGTCCAAATCCAGCCACCGGATGCGGCAAATCTCACCCCGGCGCATGCCGGTGATAATGGCAATGCTGAGAATGTCGCGCAGGTGTTTGAGCCGCGGGCGTTCAGCCAGCGCCTCGAAGATGGCATTAAGCTCGGCCGCTGTAGGGCGCCGGTCTCGGGCCTTTCCGCTCCCGATCAGGCCATAGTGGCGCAGGGTTGGGCGGGCGTCGCCCACCACGTCGCCGATTCGCAAGTTGAGCAGGCTCTTGGTGTGTCGCAGCACGGTACCCAACTGTGTGATCTCCATGTTGGCGGTGGCAGGCGTGATCGTCTTCAACCGGCGCTCGCAGTATTTGACCAGGTGGTCTGTCTGGAGGTTCTCAACACGCACCGGGCCCAAGCCGAACTCGTCGCTTGCCAGGTTGTTCAGCATATAGTGGGTGTTGGAGGTCTTGCCGATGGGCTTGCCTGCAGCCTCTTTCTGCTGGCGGTATTTTTCGATGAGCTGTGCGACCGTAAGCTTTGTAGTAACGGCACTGCTATTCTCGATTTCGGTCGCCCAACGTACAGCTTCCGCTTTCGTCGCGAACGTCTTGCTGGTAGACTTTTGCCCTGCTTTGCGGACTTGGGCTCGCCAGCGCGACCCGATCTTTATAATTGAGGCCATGGCTCCGGCTGCTGTAGCAGTTTTGTAGCAGTTAGAAGTGAGAACCAAGTATAAGCGATGACATAGAATGATATCGCCGCGAGGTTCCCAAAAGCCTTGAAGCCCAATGTTTATGCGGCAAAGCCAGTAATCATGCGGGTTGGGCTATACTCCACGAAATCCGTATTGTCTCCGTAGTTAAATGGATATAACTTTCCCCTCCTAAGGGAAGATTGCAGGTTCGATTCCTGCCGGGGACGCCACGCTCAATCGCCTACTTCGGCATTGCACTCGATCTCTACCAGTGCCTTGTCCGGCAATGCGGGCACCACGATCGTTGACCGCGCGGGCGGCTGTTCAGGGAAGAACTTCCGATACGCTGCATTCAACGCGGGGAAGCCTTCGATGTCCGCCAATAGAACGGTGCATTTGGCGACGTCTGTCATCGCGGCGCCTGCGGTACGCAATATTTCTTCTATGTGGCGTAGGGCTTGTTCGGCTTCCGCCTGCACACCACCCTGCACAGGCTTTCTGCTCCCCGGCTCATGTCCCGTAACGCCGGATACGTAAATGGTATGTCCTGCCTTGACGGCTGCAGAGTAGGGCAGCCCGGGGAGATCGGGCGACGGATACGCAACGCGAAGAGCGGGGCCTGTGGCGAACGCTAGATTGGCGGCCGAAGCCGCTGCCGCGAACAGTAGAGAGGTGCGCAAGCAACGGCATTGTTGGGTTTTCATTAGTAGAGTCAATACATGGTGTGAATTTTGTAATTTGATGCTTCCTGCACCAATATAATGCTTCGCTGGCGGCAACGCATCGAATTCATCACGCGAGGGAGCGAAGGCAATGTCTACACCGGGGAAGGGCGGGGGTTTTAGCCGTCGGGATTTTCTGGCAACCGCCATGTCAGGCAGTGTGCTGGGTGCATTGGCCTGGCTTCCCAAGTCGGCCGTGGCGACTACGTCGGCCGAGCGCGCACCCCAAGGTGCCGCTATTGCGAGTGTGCGCGTTTATCCTGCTATCGGTATATGCCGGGTCGGGGGCAGTCCCAAGTACTTCCTGGCACCCGAGGTTCCAGGCCTGACAGTCCAGCCCGAGGGCGGCTACAAGGACGGCGCCTACCATATCAAGAAGCAGGTTCAACGCTTCCGCGTCTATGCCTTCGATGAGCAGAATCGCGTCATCGGCGAGATTACGAGCGACAAGGCGAAGATTCAATGGAATGTGCACTTGGCCAACACCAAGGCCGCCTGGTATGGCTTCAGTAATCCTCTGGATAATGGAGATCTCGCCCCAGGGATTCCGGGCGCGCTGCGCAATGCCTATGTCGTCGATGACGAGGAGCGGAAGCGCCTGCTGCTCATTGATGGGGGTGAAAAATCCATTTCGGGCGTTTCGGTCAATGCATCGGGTGCGGACGCATCCTATCAGTTTGAAGGGCGATTCTGGGACACTGTGCAAGTGAAGCTTGGCGAGCTACGTACCGACGAGGCGGGCCGCCTGCTGGTCGTCCCGCCTGACGGTAAATCGGCGTCGCCCACGGGTGCGGGCATTACGAGCTTTGCCGACAATGATGGCTGGCACGACGATTGGTGCGATGGTCCTGTGAAGGCGAGCGTCACGTTGCCTGACGGGCGTGTTCTTCAAGCTGATCCTGCATGGGTGGCGTGCGTTGGCCCGGACTTCGCTCCGGAAATCCAGCCCATCAGTACTTTGTACGACGTCATCCAGGACCTTAATGTGAAGCAGGGCTGGGTGGCCGCTCCAACCGGGCCTATTTCCTTCCGCAAGTACATCTACCCGACGTTCCGGCGCGTGGCCCTCATGGAATGGCTGACTGAGGCAGATCGCCTGCGGCGTGGCTGGCTCGAAGTGGGAGATTTCAACAGTCCGGAATTCATCGAGAAACTGGCCGATCCAAGCCCTGCGAATGAGGCATTCCGTGCATCGGTTTTCAAACTCTTCCGGAATCCGGAAAACATGGGGCCAAACGCATTCCGCGAAGAAGCCTTGAAGATTCCGTACATGCTGGGTGATGGNGTGAACTTCCCCGGCAGTCCCCTGCAGTGGTTCCAGTTTCCCAAGCTGCAATACAGTTACCTCAAGGCGTGGGCAGCGGGNGATTTCGTCAANGACCTTCATGACGAGAAGGCCGATGCAGTCACCCGGCTCGAGGACCTGCCTTTGGAGCAACAACCNCATGCATTGACGGAAGCCGCANTGGAACGCTGCTCCGGCGGGGCCTTCCATCCGGGCGTGGAGCTCACTTATTACTTGCGTCATGCCGNCATGTACCGTCGCGAGCGCGATGTCAATGCGGAGCCGTTCCGCATCGAACTCGGAAACCGGCCGAGTTTGCTACAGAACGTCGGCCGACAAATGAATGCCGAGAAGGCNTTCAAGGGCGCTGANGGCGTGCCANCCCCTATTGGGCCGCAANTGGCCGGCGACNTGACGCGCTGGATGGGCTTGCCGTGGCAGTGCGACGCCTTCAGCTGCCAGCAGGTGGTGCTGCANGAGAACTTNCCCACNGCCGTGTGGTGGCCGGCATTGCTGCCGATCGATGTGTTGTCGGAAGCCTANTACGCTCAAGTTCTTCGCACGGACCTGCCGGCGAGCGAGCGCATGAAGTTCTTCCAGAGTCGCGTATCCTGGTCGCGAGAAGTGTCGGGAATCGGGCTGCATCCCAAGGATGGCTATTGGCAGGGCATCACCAACATGATTTCCGTGTGGGAACGCATGGGCTTTGTGGTCAAGCGCCC